TTGTAGGTGCAGGAGCAGTTTGGCCTGAGTTTCTGAGAGAAGATATCCTGAATGAGATTTATCTGGAGATTGAAGCAGGATCAACAGGCAAACCCAATAAAGCTGCTGAACTGCAAAATATTGAGCGTATAATTCCCTTCTTGTTGCAAATACCGGGTATTGATCCTAAGTTCCTTGCAAAAGAACTTCTGCATAGACTTGATGATAAAATGGATGTATCAGAAGCACTTGCAGAAAGAATCCCAAGTATTGTTGCACAAAACATGGCACAAGGTGGAAATCCAAACACTCAGAGAGGAAAGGGAAGTCCCGAATCTCAAGGAAAGCAAGGGGGCAATAATGCCCCAAATCCCGGCAGGAGAAAACCGCCTGAACTTGGGAACCAACAACCAACATTAAACTAGGACGTTATTATGGAAGCTGAAGAGCAAATAGTTGAAGACTCGTCCTCTGAAACTACTGAAGCGCAAACTGACGAAACTGAGGCATCATCGTCTGATGCTGTAGAAACTGAAGAAAGTCTGTTATCGGTAGTGCAAGATGCACTTCCGGCTGAAGAAGAAGTTCAACAGGCTGAAGAAGAAGTTTTACAAGAAGAACCGGAAGAAGTTATGGAGGTTAAATCTGAGGAGACAGCGGAAGCTGAATCTGAGGATTTTTCTGACGTACCATTTAATAAGCATCCAAGATTCCGAAAACTCATTGCCGAGAAAAATGAGCAAAAAGAACTTGCGACTAAATATCAAACCGATTCTGAACAGTATAAAAAAATTACCAATTTTATTGAGCTGAATAATCTAACTGCAAAAGATGCAGTTGAAGGGTTTAAGCTCATGGCTATGTTGCGGAATAACCCTGAAGATGGTTATAAACGCTTACAAGCACACATGGATAATGTTGGGAAATTAACTGGACAGAATTTACCGGAAGATATTCAGGCAAAAGTGAATGACGGCTATCTGGACGAGGATGCGGCTAAAGAATTATCTCAAGCAAGGGCAAGTTTAAATCGTGAACGATCAATGCGACAGCATACTCAGAAGCGATTCTCAAATGCAGCGCAATCTGCAAGTGAGGAAAGACTGTCTGACACAATAAAAACTTGGGGTGAAGCTACTTTAACCAATGATCCGGATTTTTCTCTCAAGCAAGATGAATTTAACGATAGAATTTCAGCGTTAGTTTCTGAGCGTGGAAAACCTAAATCTCCAGAAGATGTATTGAGTATCGCAAATGATGCTTATGATACAATTAATGAGAGATTTAAGTCGAGACAACTAAGTAAACAACCGCTGAAGTCTACCACAAAAGGTAAACTTGGTGGAGTTCCAGTTGCAGAGCCTAGTAATATGAGGGACATAGTTTCTCAAGCCCTGCAAATGGAAGCATAACTCCACCTATATATAAGGAGTTATCATGGCAGCACTTACAACTGCCCAATTAGCCAACGTAGCAAATGCTGCATTGGATTATTATGTCAATAAGGGGAAGATTTTTAGCCAGACCCTACAAGACAAACCATTGCTGGCAGCGATGGAAAAGACAGCGAAAACCATGCCGGGCGGCAAGGGAAATGTTTCGCTTGCAGTCAAGGGAGTCTATACTTCTGGAGTTACCGGATACGTAGCGACTGATACAGTCACCTACGCAAATCCTGCGAATATCCAGAGGGTAAACTATCCTTGGAAGGAACATCACACAGGTATTAGTGTGACTCTCACAGAGTTGAAGCATGACGGAATTTCCGTTTCTGATTCAACAACTGGTGAGTCAACATCTTCTATGTCAGGGCGTGAGCAACACGCACTAGCTAATTTGTTAGATGACAAATTGGAAGACATGGCAGAGGGTTATGCTCGTGGGATGAACAGTTTACTCTATGGTGACGGAACTGGTGATGCGAAAGCACTCGCTGGTATTCAGTCCATTATTACTCAAGACCCCACGGCATCGGGTACTACAGTTGGTGGACTTTCTACTGTGTCAAATACATGGTGGAGAAACCGCACTAATGTTTCAATTGCAACTACTGCAACTGGATCAGAATTGACTGACTTGATACATACAGAAATTCGGCAACTGCGCCGCTATGGAGGAAAACCTTCAATAGCAGTTTGCGGAAGTGCTTTTCTGGATCGTCTTGCAAGTCAATTGAGGGCAAAGGGTAACTATACCCAAACTGGTTTCTCAGGGAAACAAGACTTTTCAATGGGTGAGTTGTTTTATCAAGGGATTAAGTTTCAGTATGATCCTGAACTTGATGACATTAACCTCACTGGAAAAGATGGTAACAAACGCTGTTACATCATTGATCCTACTAAAATGTATTTGCATTATATGGATGGTGAGAAAATGGCAAGGCACTCTCCAGCAAGACCACATGATAGTTATGTTATCTATCGTGCGATCACGACTACTGCTGTACTTTGTGCTTCTCAACTTAACTGTCATGGCGTTTACGAAATTCAGTAAACCTTGACTTAACAGGCAGCTCTTTCGGGGGCTGCCTAACCTTAACAATAGAATATTATGAAAAATGTATATCGTTGTAATGTGGCTCTGGGCGGTGACTTAGGACAAGTGGTTGTAAAGATTGGAGTTACAGTCCCAGAATTAGTAATCCTAAGATATGTGCATTTGCCAACGTCTATCACAAATATTTGCTTGACAGGCAAAGAAAAGTATGATTCGGAGGGCGAAAGATATCGTTTGGGGAAAGCATACTCAGATGAAAAAGTTATAGAAATTTTTGGTCAATTTGGTGAGTTGCCTATGGACATTAAAGAGGTAAAGATTGATCCTAATTTAATGGAAGAAGGTGCAAAACCAATTGGAAAATTTGAAAAGAAATCTGAACCTGAAGAAGAGGATTAATGGCTAGAAATACCACTCTCCAAGTTTTGTTGGATGATTTAAGGGCAGAAGCAGGACACTCGATTGCCTCAAACTTTGGTCAGGCAACCGAGACAATGCTACTGAAATTACTGAACAGGGTGCAAAGGCGTTTGTGGGAAGATTTTGCATGGCCTTTCCTGAGAGTAAAGTCTGATATCGCCATGCAAGCAGGTCAGAGGTATTACGATATTCCTTCACCCCTCACCTTAGAACGAATTGAAAATGCTAGTTTCAGGTGGGGGAACCATTGGGATAGGGTAACTTTCGGAATTGATGCAGGTCATTACAACCAATATGATTCTGACCTTGATGTACGCTCATGGCCTGTTATGAGATTTGATGCGTATGGAACTATTGCAGGACAGATTGAAGTCTGGCCTGTGCCGTCAAACAATGGATCGACAACAACGAAAGAAGGTCTACTGAGGTTGGAGGGTATTAAGAATCTAAATGCCCTGTCTGCAAAAACAGATACGGCTGATTTAGATGATCAATTGATTGTGCTTTTTGCAGCAGGAGAATTATTGGCAAGACAAAAAAGCCCAGATGCACAAATAAAAATGCAACAAGCCCAACAACATTATCAGCGGATAAAAGCGAGACTTTCAAAGACTACATCAGTAGTTTTTGGTGCAGAAGAACCAGCAGGTTATCAACCAAGGGGGCCAGTATTAATAGCAAGAGTTTCATAAATGCCATACGTTTTAGTAGAAGATTTCAGGGCAGGACTAGATACACGGAGGACAGTAATAACCTCAATTCCGGGTTCAGCTAGAACACTCACAAACTGCCATATTTCCAGGGGGGGTGAGATAGAGAAACGGAAGGCATTTGTAGCCTACGCTACTCTTCCGGCTGGCACTCACGGACTAGCATCAGCAGGAGGGCAAATTTATGTTTTTGGTTCAGCTTCAGCACCATCAATGTCTGGTGTGCCAGCTAACGTCAACTATATTCGGTTTCAACCGCCAAGTACAATTTCAAGTGAAGTTATGACAGAAGTTCTGGGAGTAGATTTTTTTAGTTCAGACACATATAGTTTAGTGGGTAAGCCATACGCTGCCGTTCAATTTTCGGGTGGTGCAATTTATCATTACTGGAATGGTTATACTGGAGGAAGTGACCCTACAAACCGAATTGCAGATTGGATTGAAGCCAGATCAAGAACATCGTTTGATATAACAGGAGGAACAGCAGGAGGAACGGCTGCAACTGCAACATTTACTGTCACAGGTGGAACATTTAATCCGGGTAATTTATTAAGATATTTGAGGGTAAATGATAGAGATATTATCTCTGGTACAGTTTCACATACAGGTTCTCACTCAACGACAGCAACTACTATAGCCAATGCGATTACGAATTATGCATCAGTCCCTAATTATACTGCAACTTCCGCTGGAGCAGCAGTTACAATTACTGCATCAGGTGTAGGTACAGACCCGAATGGGTTTGTTGTTTCATTTAGTGGAGAAGGAGATTTTGTTGCAACAACATCTAATATGGCTGGTGGTGTTGATAATGCTGTTACTGATATCACAGTAAATTCAGTTAGTATAATAGATGACTCTGTACTTTGGGAAACTTCACACGCATATACTGCGGAGAAGATTGCAGAAGAGATAAACGATTCCCTAAGTTCACCAGAATGGGAGGCAACGTCATACGGAGCTACAGTCAATATAATAGCAAAAGAAGGTGGTACTGATACAAATTCTCTGGCAGTAGTTGTTACAGCAACAGGTGATGTAACAAGGACAGCATCAATTCCCAATACGAATTATGGTGCAATAGTAGGTGCTACTGCTGTAGTGACAGGTGGATTTGTAAGATCATTTAATTCAATGATGCACTCTGTGTCTGATTCATTATGGCACACCAGCAAAATCAATGATCCTACAGAATGGGGTGATGAAAGCCAAGCTGGAGTTAATACAGAAGATTTATCAAACCACCAACAGGGGTCTTCAGAATTAATGGGCATTGCACCATATTTTGAGAATGTGGCAATATTTGCTACAGATTCAGTACAAATCTGGAACGCTGATCCTAATGCTGATTTAAGAAGTTTAATACAGGTAATTGGTAATTCTGGTACAGTTGCAAGAAAAACGATTCAGGAGATAGGCGATAGTGATGTTTATTATTTGTCACGATCTGGGGTGCGTTCAGTAAAGTCCAGAGATTCTTCAAATGCGGCTTTTGTGGGTGATATAGGGAATCCGATAGATGATCTGGTAATAGATGATATGGCTATTTCAGATGAGGATACTAGAAATGCCTGTGCAATCCTAGACCCTAGAGATGGGCGATATCTTTGTGCAATTGGTAACAAAGTGTATGTGTTTAGTTATTTTCCTTCTTCAAAGATTTCTGCATGGTCAACGTATGAACCGGGGTTTGTGATTTCAGATTGGGCATTTGATGGCAAACAAATCCTGTGCCGTTCTGGAGATACAATATACAGCCTTGGTGGAGAAGCTAACACAACCTATGATTCATCAGCCGTCACGATTCAGCTTCCGTTCTTGGATGCAGGTAAGTCTGCACACAACAAAATGTGGACAGGTCTGGATGCAACACTTGAGAATGATTGGGACTTGTACGTTGGTACTGATCCAACAGATATTACACAATATGAAAAAGTGGCAACGATAGGAAAGTCAACTTATTCACTTGGAAGAGTGGGATTATCTAGTACCTCCACGCATCTTGCGTTGAGGATGACAAACGCAAAAGCTGGAGCTGCCAAGATTGGTAATGTTGCAGTACACTATGAATTAAATGAGGCAGGGTAGATATGAGTTGGTTAAAAAAACATTTATGGGATCAGCAAAGTTATGAGTCGATGAATCCCTTTAGAAGACCTGATGTGGATACTTCTGAAGCAGAAGCTGCTGCTGCTGAGAGAGCGAATACTGAAAGGCTAAAACGAGAATCGGAAGATGCAATCAATGAAGTTTTTGATAAGTTTGGTCAAGAGGATTATGATAAAGTCAGGGGTGCTAGAAGAGATTTTGAAAATATTGAACTAAAGGATCAGTATAATGATGCCCTGAAAGAGTTGGAATATGCTTTAGCCAGAGGTGGACGGAAAGGATCAACCAATCTCAAGGCAAGAGCAGATGCAGCAAAGGCTTGGAAAAAACAACAAATACTTTCTGGACAGAGAGCAGATAAAGATGCATTTACTTATAAGGGTGATATTGCCAAAGCAAGGCGTGATATGCACGCTCTAAATATCGCAAATGCCGATCCTGCAATGATGGGAGCTACAGCAGCTAGGGAGGCTGGACTGATTAACGCTCCAGCTACATACGAACCATTAGTTGACGTTTTTGCTTCAATCACAGAGGGGCTTGCCACTCAAAGAGAGATTGATGATAGGAGACGTTTAATGAACACATATAGAGGAGGTCAAGGTGGCTAAAAACGATCTAGTAGCAAATATGACTAAGGCAATGGGTGGTTCAGGAAAGAACAAACCACAATTACCAAAAGGAGAAGGTAGAGGAAGGGTTGATGACACCCATCAAGTTGCCGTCCTTACGGATTTAGAAGCCCATGCTCTTAACACTCTCCGTTGGGAAGATAAGGATGCTGGGTATTCTTCTGGTTCTGGCCCGAAAATAAAGGCACTTGCCGCTCAGAATACTCGTCCTTTTGATTTTGTTGAATATAAAGGTGAAAAGATTCCTACCTTGAATGACTCAGGTAGTTATGGTGGTGGTCAATCTGGCTCCGGTTCTACTGGTGGAAATATCGGCTCTGGAATGGATACAGGCGGTGGGGGAGAATCGAATTGGGCAAGGACTAGAAGACTTGCTGAAGAGAAGAGACAGGCAGAGGCAAGAGCCGCACAACAGGCAGAAGCAACCCGAAGACAGGCTGAAGCAGATAGGGCTGCAAGAGCGAGGGAAGCAGCCGAAACAGAAAGAAAGAGACAATTGCATCAGAGACATCAACAGGAGGTAGAGAGAAGATTTAGGGTGTTGGAAGAAGGGAGAAGGGAGGACGAATACAGGGGAGGAGTGGACGCAGAAGAATTTGGGGATAAGGATTCAGAAGAATTAGATTATGAAGCACAAGAGAATGATGAAGGCCTAATTGATGATTCGGCAGGTTTATTGAGAGACGAAGAAGGTTTTGGGGGTGATACTATGGATGACTCATTAGAAGGTTATACTGATGAGGAATTAGAAGAAATGGGACTCTTGGATCAAGTAACCGCTGACCCTGATCCTGACCCTGATCCTGATGATGATGATGATGATGGGATGAGTGATGAAGAGTTTAATGCAATGGCAGCAGAACTTGATCTCAAACCAGAGTATCAGGGAAAAGATGGGCAGATGTATTGGACTCAGGGAGAGGCAGATATGGTTAATGCCCGATTCGATACTGCAAGAGATACTGCACTAGGAACACTCACCGATTTTGGTACTGGTACTTATGGTACAGATTATATGTCTGGACTTGCAGAGAATTATCGTGGTGAATTCGCAGATGAACGCCAAACAGCGTATGATGCTGCCCTAGAAGGAGTGTACGATGATTTTAAATTAAGTGGAGTCTGGGATCAAACTGCTTATGATGAAGGACTTGCAGCAGTTGATGCAGGAGTTTTAGCAGATACGGCATTACTTGATCCCGGTGCTACTGCTTATAGTGATCTTGCCCAAGGGGAGTTCGATACATGGCTTGATGCCCAAACAGCGGAAGTTCAAGAATTATATGGTGGTACGGATTTGTCTGCTTTAAGTGATTGGACATTTGATGTAGAGGGGGCAGAGGATGATGAGGGTAACATTACCAATGTAGGTTTGGATTTGTCTGCTTATGATCCAGAAAGTGATAATTATAATGCTGATCTAATGGATTTAGAGGGGCAAGACTTTAATTTTCTGGAAGAGTTTAAAAGGATTTACCCTTCTGGTACTACTACCCCCGGAGTTACTGGAGATGCCGGTGCTTCTGGAGTAGACGGATCAACAGGAAAATCATCTGTGAGGAAGACAAAAAAGGCAAAGTCAAAAGTGCCTACTTATACATCGTCACCATTTGGTAGTGGCGGTTCATCATCAACTATTAATTAAGGAGCTATTATGCCTTGGATTTTAATTGCAGCAGCAATTGCATCTGCTATGGGGATACATAGAAAGAACCAGAAGTTTGAAAAGGTAAAGGATGAACAAAAGGGTTTTTCAGATATTGAACGTGCAGATCGTAAAAAGACCTATGATAGATCGTCAACTGCAATGAATGAAGCCCTGAACAAATTTGACAAGGATCATGCTTCCTTTAAAAGTCCATCGGCAAGTTATGTTCCTGAAACATGGGAATCGCCATCGCCAAATCTTAGTAACCAGATTGTGTCTACTGAAGGTCAAGCTCTGGAAGATAAGGGAAATTTTGAATTGGGACAGTTTGGAGATGCCTTGGCAAACGTGGATAATGTTGGTGGATTGATTGCCAGTTTGGCTCCAGAACTAATGAAAGCACAAACAACAGGAGCTTATGGACAACAACAAACAAGAGCTGGACAAGATTTATTAGATTTTCAATTAAAGAATCTCAAGGGGAAGGAATATGATCGAATGGGAGATTTGCTGTCACAGCTAGGAGGAGCTGGAATGACTTATGGTTTAAACAAAAACGTAACGTAGGATAAAATATGGCTTGGTCAGAAAACTACAAATATAAAAACCCAGATATCACAGGTCTAGTTGATAATGTGAAAAAAATGATGGGTGTTGATTCTGGAGCCGGAGGTAGGCGATCCAGAAACATGAGTGACTATCTGACAACGTCTAAGACTGAAGGACAGCAATTAAAAAACACTCAGCAGAGTATGTTAGTTGAAGCAATGAAAGCTGCGCTTGGGCAAGAGGGCTTGAGTGATGACGGAAGACTTTTAAGGGCTGCCACTACAAGTTCTACTGACATAGGGGGAGGGTTAAGTAAGGAAGCTATGCTTGCATCACAAATAGCTGAACAGGAAGGCAAAGCACAGCTTCAGAAACAGGCAGTTGATAAGGGGAACTTAATAGCTTCACTAGCAAAAAGATTGGAAGTAGGCGGTTCTCCAGAACACGCCAAACGTGTGTTCACAGGGCCACAGGGACGGCCCGGCATATCTAATGTTACTGTACCTGCAAGGGGTTATTCCGAAGGTGATCAAGAACGCTGGGCAAGACTGATACGCACGTTACAAGGTGGTCAGGTTGGTACGGACATGGATTATTCTGGCGCTAGGGGTAAGAGTGAAACTACTGGTAAAGTAGGTCTTTTTGAAGCAAGAACAACGGCAGCAAAAAATCTGGGAGTTGCTAACGTAGAATTAGCAAATGAAAGAACTGCGGAAGTTTTAGCAAGAACGGGTAATGCTGGCAAACTAAATGCTGAAAAAATAAAAGAAATACAGGATAGAGTATTAATTAATTGGAATCAAGGATTCCAACAGGCAACAACGGCTAAAAAGAGAAGGGAGTTACTCGATCAGACAATAAAGACAGAGATACAAAAAACACTAGGAGCCAAGGAAACTGTTAAGAAAAAGGTGGCAGAAACAAGTATTGCACAGAAGGAAGATGAAGCTAAAGGTGGTGAGTTGTATCTTGATAAAAGGGCGTTGGAGGTAAAACTCGATACCCTTAAACAAAAATTATTGAAAGAAACAGACAATGCAAAGATTGCCGCTCTTAACCAAAAACACGCTGAAACGCTGAAGCTATTAGAAGTGGAAACAGCAAGGGCAGGGAAAGGGAAGGCAGTTGCTCAAAAAGAGAAAGCCGTAAACCTAGCTTCAATGAGTAAGAAAGAATTGGATGCCCTTGACCCGAAGATCAAGGCTCAAGCGGAGGAATTGCAGGTAAAAATCCGGAAGGGAGAACAACAAATAGAGCTGGCAAAAGCACGGACGGATGACGTAAATATGGCCCGTAATGTAAAGATATTACAGAAAGCCAATATGAACAATAAAAATGCCTTACAGCAGTTGCTTTCTCCACATCTCCAGAAATACGCAGAAGAAAGAGCTACAAATGAGGCAGAGAAGTTTGCAAATCAGATGAAATTGAAAATGATTCCAAAACCTGCTCCACTAAAAGCTCCGGCAGATAAAGGTGGGATCGGTAACTTTTGGCCCGAATTTCTTGGGGGCGATGAGGATGTCCCTGATATGCCGGGTGAGGCCCATGACGAAATGTATGGTGATATTATGGAGTTGGCTGAAACTGGTAAATTAGATAAACTTGATGTTAAAAATGCACAAGGTATCACACCAAGAACGCAAATTCTCAAGTCAATGATCCAGAAGTTAGGTCTTACTAAAGATCAAGCAACACAGAAATTAGAGCAATGGGTGGAGGAGCTTCTACCTGCACCACCGGGGGAATAACGTGGCAACACAATTCGACCATTTATTCTCTGAAGATTCGGCAACCCCGGATTTAGGGGTTCAGGCCAACATATCCCAAGACAACCAGTTTGACCATCTTTTCGATGATTTAGACTCTCCAGAAGTTGTCCCAGAAGTTGTCCCAGAAGAAACCACATTCCCCCCAGAAGAAATTGCTCCAGTAAGTTCAGCAATTGATAGGATCATTGCGGAGCCTGACTTCGTCCAGACAATTATACCCCCCACCGGTATGGAGTCTGCAACTGAGTGGACAACTCAAAAACCAGCCGTCCCTGACACCAGACCTTACTCCCCACAAATCCATGAAGCTGATCCTACCCTGCCGATACAGCCCAGCTCCGAAGGTTATCCAATGTACTACGACCATCCCATTACTATGGATATGGAGGAGCCACAAGAGCAACCAAAGGCTTTCACTAACACAGATTTGATAGACTCCATTAAATCTGGCTCTTATGGATTAGCAGGAAGGATGCTGACTCTCTGGGCAGATAAGGAAAAAGCCTACCGGGAAAACCCAGAGTTATATCTGCAAAAGATTGCTGGTCTTTCTCCGTATGCGGCAATTGGAGCATCAATGATGGGGCCGCCAAAATATAGACCAGATCGGGAAAAACTAAGCAAGGAACAAGAAATAGAGCTGCTTGAAGAAGCAGAAAAATGGTTTAAAAAGTCAAGTGCTTTAGGCCGTCCATTGTCATGGAAGGAAACAGAGTTTGGAACTAACTTCACAGATTACCTTGTAGGATTGGCTGGTTCAACTGGGCCATCAATGTTAGCAGGTATGGTGACAATGGGGCTTGCATCACCCCTGCTCTTGGAAGCAGAGGTGAACCATGAAATAAGGTCAATTCCGGGGTTGGATAGTAAAACACAGCTAGAATTGGCAGAAGCAGGAGGATTGATTGCTGGTGCATTGGAAATTGTGGGGTTAGGACTTGTTGTAAGGGGTATCCCAAAGACTGCACTAGCAAAGATTGGTGTACCTGCACTTACCAAGTACATAGAGAAACACGCTGGCAAATCTGCGGCTAGGAAATTTGCTGTTGAAGTAATTAAAAAACCAGTAGCAAGGACAGCCACAGGTTTCTTTGGAGAGGCAGGAACGGAGGCTGCTCAGCAAAAAGTAATTCAAGAAACTGCAAAGAAGGCATTTGCGAAAGCAGGGCAAAAGGGTGATTTTTACAAACCCGGAGAAGAAGCCGAACAGCTTGAGGAGGCTTTCATAGGTGGTGGTCTTGCTGGTGGGCCGATTAGAGGTGGAGTGGGGGCAGTCCAAGATGCAAGTGCAGTCCTTAAACAAAGAAGGTCAGAATATTTTGGGGATCAGCTTGCTAAGTTACAGGCACAACAGGAAGCAACAAGGCTTGCAAAACCAAGCCCCGGAATTATAAAAGTTCCTGATCCAATAAAGGGTAGAACTGAAAAGTTTGTCCCAGAAACTCCAGCCAATGTAGGGGAAAGACCAACTAAACCCTTTGAACCAATTGACAAAACACAACGAACATCCGTCCGTCTCCCTACTGGTAAACTCACCCCAGACACACGACCTGAAGAAGAAGTGGCTTCTGGTTCTCAGACCTTGGATGTGTCCACACCACTATCCAAGGGTGTCTCTCCAACTGAGGATCAGGAGCCTTCTGCATTTTCTGATGCCGCCAAGATTGAATATCAAATAGTCAGAAGTCAGGGGCATAAAAGCCGTTGGGTTGTTAAGTACAAGAATAGCGAATTTAGGGAGGGGGAGCGAGACAAGTGGCATACCCTTTTTGAAGGTAGATTATACAAAACTAAAAAAGCTGCTTTGGGACAGTTTAATGCAATGTTCCCTGAAGGTGACAAAACCGAAGTCAGCCCTGAACAGGAGTCTACTGTAGAGGAAGTTGTTGTTGAGACTGAACCTGAAACCATAGCCAAGGGTAGTGAAGACGAAAAAGCCAAGTTAAAGGAGTATGAGGAGGCAGCAGAGAAGACTTTTCAGGAAGGCGAAAAAGAAGGTGAAATTAAACTTACAGAGGATGAAAAAGTAGAAGAAGTAGTAGAGGAAGAAGTTGAGGTAGAAGAGGAAGTAGTAGAAGAGAAACCGAAAGTTAGGGAAAAAATAATCCCACCCCAGACTGTTAAGGCAAAGAAGCTCGTTTCAGAAGGAGAACCGGGATTTAAACGCAAGGCGATCCAAGGTACAAATGCGACAGTAGTTACTCCTGATGGTTCAATGGAAGTAGGAAGGAACCTTGTAATACTTGATCTTTCAGAAGTAGAATTTGCAAGAGATAGATTGCAGGGTAGGGATAGAGGAAGACAACAGTCTGCCGATCTTGCCAGAAACAGAGCCGTAAAGTTTGATCCTGCCCAAGTAGTTGAGCCTATAAGAACTTCAGAATCGGGGCCGCCACTTATTACACCATCCGGGGTTATCCTTTCAGGAAATGGTAGAACTCTCACAATAACTGAGCTTTACGATAATCCAGACCTTTCTGTTCAGAAAGAAAAATACTTAGCAGAACTGAAGAAACTTGGTGATATTGAGGGGATGGAACGTCCTATCTTGGTGCAACGTATCAAGACAGATGAGTGGGGCAAGACCGAAAAGCAACAGTATGAGCAAGCAGTTAAATTTGCTGATGCAAGCAATATCTCTAAGGTTGACACAATGTCAACTTTTGAAAGAGCAAAGTCTGATGGGAAAGTCCTGAAGACTATTGCCCATCTTATGAAAAGTTCAGATGTAAAAGCGGCAACTAACTCAGACTTTATACAGCAGTTTGCGGCAAAAGCTGTTTCTGATACAGAGGCTGGAGACTTTTTCCAAGCCAACGGAAGGGATATATCTGTTTCAGGAATAAGGCGTATTGAAGATGCACTTCTTACAGCCGCCTATGGTGAAAACGAAACTGTCCTTGCTGCTCTGGAAGACCCGGATAATAAGATAAAATCACTTAAATCGGCAATGTTAAATGCCGCACCAAGATTCTCCGAAGTAGCTAATAAAATAGATAAAGGCGATATCCCTGCCGATATGGATATTGCACCTTATATAATAGAGGCCGTTGAGAAAATTAAAGCCTTTAAGGAAACTAGGACTACACTTGCAGATGACCAGAGACAGGATAAATTATTTGAGCAAGAAGAAACGGAACTGAGCGAATCCCTGATAGAAGCATTTTATAATGATGATGGAGACAGGACTAGATCAAAGGAATTTATTACAAAAGTTCTTACAAGAACTGTTGACAAAATTCTTGCACAAGACTACTCTGCTGGGATACCCGGTTTAGAGCAATTCTCTGAAACAGCTCCCATAGGAGATGTTTTAGCAGAATCAATTAAGGAAACAAAAGCAGAACAGGAGATTAAAGATGCCAAAGCAAAAAAGAAAAAGAAGCAAGGAGAGCTTGAGATTGATGAAGGGGATCGTCCAACAGTCCCTAAAGGAAGTCCTAGCGGAAGAGAGTCAGTCCGAGCAGCCCCCCAAAAAGGAACAAAAGGAATCCTAACCAAGACGAAGGAAATCAGCTCCTCTGTCAGAGAACAAATTTTTGTTGATATGGCAATGCAGGACGAAAGTATGTCTGCTGATTTAGACCTTGAATCTAGGATAGCAATACTTAGAAACCTGCCCCCAAAGGTTCTTGCCAAAAGGATGCAGAAAATGGTGGAGGAAAAGTTCAGGTTTAAGTTCGTTGATGATGAACTTCCTAAAGGTATGTTAGTATATAAACAACCTGCCCCACCTACTGTAGAAGTTACCATTAACAATATGATGAACCTTTACCAGAATGGTGAAGGTATGGCGGCAGCTCTTGGGATACCTTTGCAATTCATGGGATTGGATGGAACATTGGGATTGCAAGGCAGACTCCGATCAGGAAAATTCCCTGCATGGTACAACCCAAACCCTGCACAGATGCAGGTAGGTGGTCACACTATATTCCCATTTATTACAATAACAGGAAGGTCACAAGCATTTGCTCACGAATGGGGTCATGCTCTTGACTATCATATCCTAACCAAACTGGGTGAAGGATGGCACTCAGGAATGTCTGGCAGGTTAAGGGGCAAGGAAGCTGCCGATGCATGGTTGAGTAATGTACCTGCTCCAGAACGATTTAAGTTTGCCTTTGCAGATTTGCTTAATTCGCTGTTTTACGAACATGGTGCAGATGCCGCAGCAATAATGGATTTACAACAAAAACTTACCAAGGCAAGATCACAGAAAGTAATTGACAAATACAATCGGCAAATACAGGAGCTGAAAGATGGGATGAGCAAGAAGCACCTGGACAAAAGCAAATTTAAGTTGGGTGCAGAATACATAGGTGATATGCCGGGTCAAAATGCGGAGTATTGGAGTGAACCTACTGAACTATTTGCAAGAGCCTTTGAAGCGTATGTTGCCCACATAGTGACTCAACAGGCGCATACACACAAGGACACATTTAATGGGAATAAAATACAGCTAGGGGAAGCTGTCAACCCCAAGATGCCGGGGACAGAATATCTGGGTATGCCCAACTCTGACTATATAATGACTGCAAAGGATGTTTCCTCTTATGCACTTATAGATAAAATGTTTCCACAGGAATCGGATCGCTTAAATATATTCTCAAAATTCGATGACCTGTTTGATGCAATGGCAGATGTCTTCTACAAAGACGAAGAAGCGGCTTCAGCAAAAGAAGGCCCAATACACGACTATCCTACATTATATAAGCCTGAACCCCAAGCTCCCCTGATAACAAAAACAGGTTGGCAGGAAGGAACCGCAGTAACCAAGAGGAAGGCAAACCGATGGAAGAAGAGACAGGATAGGCTTGCAAAAAGGAAGTTAAAATATAGGGATGTTGGCAGACTGAAAAACGCCTATTATAAAATGCGTGACTTAGTATGGTCTACATATATAGGTTCTAAGCAGGGTAACTTTGAGTCATATCAAAGACGTTATCCACATATCAAAGAAATTGAAAAGATAATGAACCTTGTAATGCCTGATCCCGGTGGGGAAAGGTTCACAAGTAACACTTGGAATGATGCTGTACCAAGGGAACTTAGACGTAGAGCCTTTATCTTTAAAAACCTCTCAAACAAATGGAAGGCAGAGGCATTTACTGAGGAGGATTTAAAGACTCTCAGGTTGTTTGCAACCTCTGATCCTGAAACTCTAGCCAAAGCCAAGAGAGGTGAAATAGATAAAAACATATTGGGCTATGCCAAGGATATGAGGAAAATGCTCAACAGCCTTTGGGATTATGCAAACAATAATCATGTTGAAATGAACTTCTTGGATAAGAACGCATACTTACCCAGAATGATTGATTTGTCACTTGTTCATGGTGATCAACAAGGATTTCTTAATCAGGCAAAGAAACTCTACAAGAACGTAATTTGGAAGAATGATCATGGTATCTTGGATACAACTTCTTCAGACCAGCTCGTTAGTATCGGAGATATTGCAGGAGAAAAAGACTACAGGGATTTAAACGAAGCAATCAATAAACTGGCAAGACTCAGTAAGCGTGTAAAAAGGTTAAAAGATGAAATAACTGAGATGGAGGATAGTAAGGAATATATTGAAAACAAGGAGGAGAAGATAGGAGAGGTTCAGGAGAAAATTGATGAGATAATGGCACATGAGGATACTGTAGAAATAATGACCGAAGGCTATGAAGCTATCTCTGATGAATGGGCAAAAGCTGGTGCGAGTGATTGGAGGGTGCGATTATTTGTGAAAGCAGGAGAAGACCCTTCAAAATCATCCCCAATAGGAGGCAAGTTTACAAAGTCAAGAAAACTACCAAAGGAAGCAGATACCATAATGGTTGATTTTTACCTATCCCCAGTTGATGCAATCCAATCATACATCACCAGCTTGGTCAGGAAGGTAGAATACGAGAGACTGTTTGGCAGACACAAAATCCCAGTAGGAGATAAACGCAAACCCGGATCAATGCAACTAAGGGACTACAAGGAATATCTTTTTGACAAGATGGCAGAAAAGGGTGTGCATGAGAATGATATTCACATGATGCGCTATGATCTGGATGGTATTTTAGGCAGGACTGCTCCTATAGATACTGGCACAATGAAGACCCTGAATACGTTCCATAGTTTTGCTCTTATGTCGTTGCTCCCAAGAGCAGTTGCAACTTCACTTCCTGAACCTTTTGTTGCAGGGATCAAAATGCGGTCTACAATGAAAGGGTTAAAGACCTTTGTTCATACTCTGGATGAACTACTTGGTAAAGTAAATAAAGATGCTGCACAACGCACCCAACTGAAAAAACAGATTGGGGCAATCCTTGGTGTTTTCGATGATCCCGATATTGGAGAAATGATGGCAGAGAGAATGGGAGGCCACTTGGCTGACGATCCCCGGAATCAGGAACGTATGAATACCTTCTTTGTGCGGACTGCTCTTCAGGGCGTAACAAACGCCCAAAGAAGAGCTACTATGCTGGTGAGCTTCCAGTATTTGAGGGAACTTGGTGATCAGTACAACAACCCTGTAGGAATGAGTAAGGAAGCAATTGCCAAAAATAAGAAAGCAGCAGAGATGGAGCTGATGGACTTGGGTATTCCAAAAAACCAGCTAAAAGAATTTTCTGAATACATGACAAACGTCTATAAAAATAATATATCTCCCGATAGCCTTATGCTTTCGGATGGAACTTTAACAGAAATGGCACAGTTGCTTTCCATCTCAACTCTCAGGATTACCGACAGGAGTATCCAGAATCCTATGATCTCTTCCAGACCAAGGTATGCGGAAACTGTAGTTGGGAGGCTCGTTTATTCCATCCAATCATTTAACTATTCGTTTACTCGTAACGTCTTAACCGCAGAGTTCAAACGCTACCAGAGAGATAAGAAACATCTGGGGAGTATTACCGCAAATGCTAATGCGGCTAAGTTAATGGGGCCGATATTCCAATTATATATAGGTCATGTAATGGTATCTGCTTTAAGGATGTACCTGCTGGACAGGGAAAAATGGGAGGAGAAGAAAAAGGAAGGGGAATTTACACTTGAAAAATATCTTGCAGAAATTTCATTTAACCGATCCGGAGCATTAGGTTTTATAGAACCTTGGTATCAATCATACAGGGCAGTACGTTACCGGAGAGACTTGGCTACAAGTATTGTTGGTGCAACTCCGGGGTATTATATGCTACCTGCAACCAACATAATTGAATACTTTATTGACGAGACTAATTCACCCAATACCACAAGTGCAGAAAAGAAAGCACTTGAGGCTTTCTACACTCTGGTTATAACTCCAACTATTGTTGCCGCAGTCTCTAATCCTACGTTCCTTGCTAACCTTGGCCCTCTAGGTACTTTGCTTGCTGGACTGTTTGCAATGGTTGGAACGTCCAAAACAGCTAAAACAACTGCATCGAAAGCAGTTGTAAAGGCGATCTATGACTAGAGAAGAAAAAATAGCACATTTATTAAGGTTACAGAAGTTACACGAACTGTCTGTAGCCCATTTGCGTAAAAATCCCCCCAACTATTTCCCCCCTAGATAATTTATTGTCAATTTTTATTGACAATATTTCCCATCTTTGATATTATATATAGCTAATACATCTAGGCACGTTGGTATAACCATTCATAGGGTTTACAAGTTTTATTGTAAAGAGATAAAGGGGAGCATGGAAAGCACAACCATTCTTAGGAGGAGAATGAAAAAAGCGGGGATTACGCTAAAATCGGTTGCATATTTAGCAGGAGAGAGTGAACAAACTGTATGCCGGGTTCTGAATGTAGACCTGATAGAAAAGATTCATGCAGCCGGAAACACTTTAGTTAAGGAAGCAAATAATACCCTGACTAAAGAGTTGTTTGAAGAAGAGTATGCAGGATGAAGTGCATTGTCTGCAATACAGTCTTGGGTAAGTGGAAGAAGAAATACTGCACTAAAACTTGCTACGATTATCGGCACAATGAAATCCAAAAGCAAAAATACAAGAAACGCAGTCCAAAACTACCAATAAAATCTTGCGTTTTCTGTGCTACAGTTTTCCAACCCAGAGACAAGCGGCATATATGCTGTGATGTAATGTGCCGGAGGCTTCTTGAGAATAGAAAAGCCAGAGAAGAACGCAAGGCAAAACCTAAAAAGGAACGCAAACCAGCAACCTTGTATTTCTGTACGTCTTTCCGGGAAGAAGAATTAAGGGACAAGCCAAAGGTTGAAAGTAAGCTAGAGAAACTAATAGTTCCAAAAAGCACCAAGAAAAATAAGAAAAAAGAATTAGCGAAAATTGTAATACGACCCCTGCCACTTACCAATTCTGGATATTCCGGGCAGATAAAAGAATTTGAGAAAAATGGTGGAAGGGTTCAGGTTTTTCCACCTCAATTAAATGGAAGAACACCTGATGTAAATATAACCAGTATATCCGGATGGTCTGTTGAGACTATGTTTGGATATGGCTACGAAATTCAACTTATGGAGGAGTTAAATGATGTTAGCTGAGATTGATCCTGTAGCAAAACCAAGAATGACCCGGAGGGATAAATGGTTATCCCCCCCAAGAAAATGTGTCCAGAAGTACCGCAAATTTGCCGATGATCTTCGGCAGTCTGTATTATATGATGAGTTTGTTCCCGGCTTTAGGCTCCTCTTGGAATTCCATATTCCAATGCCTAAGTCATGGTCTAAAAAGAAGAAAGCCTCAATGGTGGGCAAGCCCCACCAGCAAACCCCAGACTTGGATAATCTTATAAAAAGCCTTGATGCAATTGTTCCGGATGATTGTGGTATCTGGGATATATCTGCAAAGAAGTTCTGGGCAGAAAATGGGAGAATCCGGATGGAGAACAAATGAAAGAGTATGTGGATATGTTAGTTGAAGGTCATCACAGGTTGACTAAGAGCCAGCTTCATGCGTTTACAAGGGCAAGCAGGAAAAGGTTAAGATTAGGGGAAAAAGGGATTGCAAGACGAAAACGTATGAGTAAATCAATAGGTAATCACTACAGGAAAAAACCATATTTAGAGGTTTTATAGAGCGACATGGATGTTGCTTAATGCGGACACTTCAGATAAATCCCGGAGGTAGACTCGGCCTATATGGAAAGATGTACTCCCGGTTGCGAAGTGTCCGTTCACATAATGGAGGAAAATGACTTATAAAATTTCACTTTCAGAAAATGAGCAGCGGCTTGCAATACATATTGGACAAAAACGATATGCAAATGCACGATTAAAAAATATTAAAGACACAAAGATAGGTGATCAGTCAAATGAAGAAACTGATCTTGAAGGCTTTGCAGGTGAGTTGGCATTTTGCAAAGTGATGAATATATATCCTGACTTGGAAACTGGAAATAATCTACCCCCCTATGATTGTATTGATTATTATGGAGTTACCTATGATGTTAAAACAACAAAACATACGAATGGGCATCTAATGGCAACGCTTAAAAAGAAGAAAAATCCTCCGGACAAATATGTCCTGTTAATTGGGATATTTCCACGCTACGATATAATTGGTGAAATTGGTTCAGAAGAATTTTTACAACCCGGTAATATCAAAGACCTTGGGTTAGGGCCATGTTATGCCCTGACTCAAGCAGAACTTAACCCAGTAAATATAACTGGAGCATTTAGAACTGGAGCAGGAGAGACATGGCAGCAATAGTAAAAATGAAACCCGAACAAGACCCGGAAGTACGCAAGGGTAAATATACAGGAAGTAACGTGGCAGGATGTATTGGCAGTAGCCGATGGAGTCACCCGAATAAGGAATTTGATCTGCTCATTGGAAAAAGGGAGAGGGATGATTTAAGTGATAATCCCTATGTTAAGGCAGGACAATGGGCTGAAGATCAGATTGGCAAGCGGTTTGCCAAAGAGATGAATCTGGGAATCAGGTTTGTAAACAGGACATACGTTTCAAAAGATTGGGACTTGGCAACCGGACATATTGATGCAAAGATCACAGGCCAGAATGTTGGCTTGGAAATTAAGACTGCATCCGAATTTAAGAAAAAGGAATACAGCCAACACTTAACTCCAAACCCTATAATTCCAATTGAGTATCGTTGCCAGATTAATCACTACCTTTATATTACAGGCTGGGATTATTGGTGGTTGGCAGTCTTGATTGGAGGCAACGATTTCAGGGTATTTAAGATTGAGCGGAACGATGAAGCAATTGCAGAGCAGGTTCGGAAGGTGAAAGCGTTTCATTCAAATTACGTTATTCCAAAATTATCCCCACCAGCTCGTTCACCAGAAGAAGCACTTTACATTTTTCCAAGTGCTGATCCGGAAGAGAAAAGTATTGATGCAACTCCAAAGTTTTTAGAGTTACATTTAGAGGCAAATTTACTTGCACAGGAAATGAAGACAAAGAAGGCAAGGATGGCTGAGATTGAAACGGATATGCAAAACATGATGGAAGATGCAACATACGTCAATACTCCAAACTCTAAGGAACGGATCGTACAATGGAGAAATGGTTCACGCTCACAGCTCAATCAGAAGGCATTGAGGGAAGATATGCCGGAGCTGTGGCAAAATGAAAAGTATATTAATAAATCTACTTTTCGCACTTTTAAAATCCTATAAGGAGAGACAAATGGAAATAGAAATAAGTAAGGGTAAGAAGAAGAAAGCCTTGAAGGTTGGAGCATACGGACAGGGTGGATCAGGCAAATCCTATTATGCCAGAAATGCATTGATTGCAGACTTTGAAGGTGGTCTTAGTGAAATTGACTGTGAGAGCGTTAATATGGTTGGAAGAAGTACAGATGATCTTCTTGATTTTTTCAAGTATGTTTACACGCACCACAAGGATATAAAGCAGGACACAATTTGTTTAGATAGCATAGATTATGTAGAGAAGCAAGTTCATGCAGAGATATGTGAGGAGAGAGGAGTTAAGTCTGGTTCAATCAATGACAAAGACCTTTCGTTTGGAGTGGGGCATCAGATGTCAATGTCACGTTTCGTAAAACTCCTGAAGCCAATGGATCACTTGAGAGACTTGGGATTTAATATCCTTATTATTTCTCATGCAAAAGTTGTAGAGATCAAAGACCCAAATGTTGATCAATATTATGACCGCTGGGACTTGGCTCTTGAAAGAAATATGCGTTCATATATTCGTGAATGGCTCGATATTTTGGGTTATGTTTCGCTGGAAACTTTCACAAAAAAGCAGGAGACTACAGGGTTCGGGATAACTAAATTTAAACCAACTACCACAGGTAGGCGTTTACTCAATATTGGGAATGATCCCAGTTATGAGAGTAAAACGAGGGTAGCACTTCCAGACAAGATTGACTTGGATTGGAGTGTATTAATGTCTGCAATAGAAGATTCTAGGGCAGGTTCGGGCAATGATGCCAAACAAGAAACTAAGAAACAGGTAAAAAAGGAGAGTAAAGATGGGAACATACGACTTTAGTTCTGCTGATGCAAGAACAGTTGACAACGATTTCCAACCCTTGCCGGATGGAGAATATCTAATGTCAATAGATTATGCAGAGATAATGGAAACAAAATCCGCAAGGGGAGAACATTTAAAACTGGAGCTGGTAGTTCTGGAATCCCCAGATGGAGCTAATCAAAACAGGAGGGTCTTTCAGTATCACATGATCCGGCACGATAACGAAGCCACTCAGAGAATTGGGAGGGAATATATTGAGGAGCTGGCTCGTGCAATTGGGCTTTCTGAACCAATAAATATTCAGGATACAAACCAATTCTCTAATCAGGCAGTCAGAGCCAGACTTAAAACTAAGAAGGGTTCTGGTGATTATGGAGATTCAAATGAGGTGGAAAGATACTTTGCTCCCATACACGCTTCTCAATCTACGCAAGTATTAACTCCACCTCCAGCCGATGCAGGGAAACCAATCAAAGATGATATCCCTTTTTAGCTCGGAATTGTTTTTGTCAGCTATGGGCATCTACCTTTGTGGTGTTGTCTGTGGTGTTTCTGGCCTTGCCTTATGTGTATTCTTATATGTAAGGCAAGGTAAACTTATTATTTTTTCTTATGATAAAACAACATTGTGAACATTGTGATAAACCTTACTTACCTGTTTCCAATAACCAAAAATACTGTAGCCGTAACTGTAAAGACAAGGCTGCTTGGAAACGTAATAAGGAATCCGGACATATCCGGTCATTTAAAGGTGGGTATCCCAGAGCCGTTGTTATTAAAAAATGGCTGGATGCCCAGAAACAGGATGAAGGAACAGTTGGTTGCCGTTACTGTGGAACCAGAGTTACACCAGAGAATTTTCAGTTGGATCACATGAAGCCCCTTGCAAAATTAAAGAAGTCACAAGTCAAACTTGCAAGTAACTTAATTATTTGCTGTGAAAACTGTAATCGTGAAAAAGGCAGCCGTTATACTTATGAGGAATTTTTAGCAATTAAACAAAAATAGTGTGTGGAACTAAATGGATTTAGACGAAACATGGAAGGTCTTTTGCTCAAAATTACAGAAGATCAAACCTACCGATAATGGCATTGAAGCCCTTTGCCCAGCGCATGACGATAAAAGAGCCAGCCTGACTGCATCCTTCACTAAGGATAAGATTCTCTTTAAATGTCAAGCCTCATGCAGCTTTGACGAAGTTGTCAATGCTTTGGGTATGGAACCAAATGATTTTTTTGCCCCCGAATTACCTGCACCCCCCAAGAAGAAAGTTGCAACATATAAATATAAGGACAAGGAAGGCAATCATGTCTTCAGCGTTGTAAGGTTTGAACCTAAAGACTTTCGCCCCCAAAGACCTGACGGCAAATACACCCTTGAAGGTGTTGAGCGTGTCCCATATCGGCTTCCGGAAATGCTTAAAGCAATTGAGGAGGAAAGAACTGTCCTGTTAGTAGAAGGTGAAAAGGACTGTGATAACCTTGCGAAACTGGGATTGATTGCAACCACTTTTCCAGGTGGTGCAGGAAAATGGCGGCCTGAGTATTTGCAATACTTTAAAGGTGCATCCGTTTGCTGTATGCCGGACAATGACAAGGCAGGTCGGGAAGGTACAGAATTACTTGCATATAAACTTTTACCTGCAACCTCAAGAATCCTCTGGCTGGAGCTTCCGGATGTTCCGGAACGTGGTGATATCACAGATTGGCTGAAGATAAAAGGTAATGATGCAGAGAAGTTCAGGGAAATGGTGCAAAGTCATGCTGTGGTCTGGGAGAAGGTTCTGCTTCCCAAGAAACCTGAAGTGCAGATGTTGCACAAAGATTTTTTCTATCCAAAAGGTTTTGTTGGAGACTTAACCAAATTCATTGTAGATAATTCTAAGTACCATCAGCCGATCCTTGCACTCTCTGCCTCACTTGCATACGCTGGGGTTTTAATGGGAAGGAAAGTTACAACTGAAGAAAACACAAGGTCTAATTTATTTATTGCTGCACTTGCTCCAACTGGTCATGGAAAAGAATCTGCAAGACATATAATAAAGAAACTGGATGCAGACTTGAAACTGGAATGTTTTGGTGCAGAAAAAGTTACTTCAAGAGCTGCAATAGAGAGAGTTCTAGCCCATCGTGAAAGTTCCTTGTTTATGATTGATGAGTTTGGCCTGTACATGAAAGCAATCTTTTCAAATAATGCAAGTTCGCACCAGTTAGAGATCATGTCCACATTCATGGAAGTCTTCACTTCCTCTGGTGGATCATACTTTGGACAGGATAAAGCATCCGTTTCGGAGCAACAGAGATTTGAACTGCAACAGCCCTGCTGTAGTATCTATGGCACTAGCACACCTTCTACGTTCTGGCAAAGTTTAAATTCCGGGAAAGTGAGGGATGGATCGCTTAACCGCTTCCTCTGTTTCAGCACTCCCCTGATTCGACCTGCTCGGCAGCGTGCAAAGATCATAGGGAAGTTTCCAAAAAATATAGTTGACCGATGCCAGTATTTTAAAAACATGAGTATTCAGCCACATAAAGTTAAAGGCGATATGTCGGAATCAATGGCAATTCCGGAACCGGAAGTTATTGTGTATTCTGATCCTGCATGGAATTTGTTTGAGAAACTGGAGGATTATTCAAATGATAAAATAGATTCCTCTGGCGTAACTGGTTCAATGTGGGTTAGAGCTGCGGAGATGGCTAAAAAAGTTGCATTGATTAATTGTGTCTCAGATAATAAATCTGAAATCTCTGCGGATCATGCGGAGTATGCTTGTGAGTTGGTAAAGTTTTTGAACAAAAATACCTGCACAGAAATCTTTCTGCACTTGGCAGACAATGATTCTGAAAGAACCAGTAAAAGAGTTGAGAGATTAATTATTGATTCCAGTACAAAAGGTCTTTCAACAACAGATTTATACAGATCAACAAGGTTCCTGCGTAACTCTAAACATCGCAGGGAGATTCTGGAGGACTTAACGGAGGCTGGATTGATAGTTTGTCTTAAAGATGATAGTTATGGGTCAGGAAGGAAGTCTGAGCGTTGGTTTGCTTCTGAAGCTATCTAGGAAGACAGCTCCAGAAAACAAAGGTAGTTTCATAAGGGCAAGCCTTATTCGTTACCACCTGCATTGATCTGAGCTTCTTTTTTCAGTCCATTTAGTACACAATTCGTAACAAACCATGTTTTTGTCTGACGAAGCCCATATATCTCTTCATACTTGTCCAGAAACTTTTCAAGCAGTTTATCTGCCTGTTTTGAGATTCGGACTTGGGGTAAATTCTCTTTCATTTTATCTCCTTTTAGGTTATAATTAAAATTCATCACGTTACCTCGGTGATGGGTTTGCCCCACTTCGGTTTTAGGGTTATCCGGAGTGGGGTTTTTTATTTATTCAACTTCCTTAATCCTGCGGATGTTTTCCTGATCGTTGGATTTTCTTGGTTTAATTCCGTATCCTGTACCATCAAGAGTCTGCCCGGAATCCAATAGGATATCAAAACTGGGAATCAATTCCTCGCACTCAACAAAAAGCGCATTGTCACCATCAAATCTTAAACGCTCCTCAATCTCCCAAGACAAACAATTATTAAACTCATCTAAACCCGGAAAATGCTTGTCCAGTTTCAGTTCAATATATTGCCGGGTTTCACCAACTCCATATTCTCCCCTCAACTGCTCAACCTCATTTTTAACAATGGTTCCTGTTTCACCTGCAAAATTGATATAGTTCCTGTCAATCATGTAGGTGTGGTTTTCGATTTGCCAAGTGTCAAGCCGAATCCATGTGCCTGTCTTCAGATTACTGAAAGCCTCATAATTTTTTGTGAAGCCTCTCTCTTCTTTGGTTAATTTACCTGCACTTTTACCTGCATCCCTAGCTTGCCTAATTTCCTGTATTGCTTCTTCCAAATTTCTCTCGATCTTATCAAGAATAAATTCAGATATTAAATATTCATCTTTTTTACTCATATTACCTCTATTGATTGAGGCGCAGCCGTAAAGCTGCGCCATGATTTAATTAAGTTACAAGTTCCTTGCTGGACTGTTCCAGTAAAGAGTCAAAGTCCTGCGACCATTCTTCTGCATAGGGCGATATATCTTGCATCGCTCCCGATAAAGCAGCAGCGTTTTGATTGATTGCAAAACGATCACAAGGCACTAGCGGACGATCTCCCCAGACATGATCAAAAGCACCACAACCATAAATACGGAATAAGTTACTCATAACCTTATAATCGTATTTAGTTTCGTGCAGTTCGTCTATGTCTATAGGCTCTCCGCAATGTCTGCAAATTATATCCATGTGTTACCTCGTAGGATAGGGTTAAACAGTCCCTGAAGGACTGTAGTGCAGTAAATCCACACTACAAGCAACAGCCCCGAAGGACTGCTGCCTATAGTTGGGACTAAATCCATTGATGCTTGATTGCGTAGCCGTCATCATAAAGATAATAGCCTAAATTATGGACTAAATGGTAGCCCATATCCATTCCGCAACCGCCAACCCCGATTGAATTAGTCTTGTCTTTATATGTCCAGCCTGTGAGTTGTCCAACACTATAAGAAAGATTTAAAATTCTTTTCTTATTTATTACAAGCAATTTTATGTGTCGATACATTCCAGAACTGGAAGGGTCTTTGCCTAATGTGGTAAAGACTGTTGAACCTTTTTTAACATACTTTTTCAGGTCTTTTTTAAGGATTGCTTTTTCTTCCTTGTTTGGTTTCTTCATATTACCTCTCTGGGTGTGGTTGATTGTCGGCGATAATCCGCTAGGGCTTCGTCATTGCCACATTGCGAGCAGATTTCTGTTTCGTTGTCTCTCCGTGATATTGCCGGAAAGTCTGTTACTGTATCTTTACAGGCTGGGCATTTCCACGGATCGGCAAGCCCATTGCCACGATACTTTGTTTCTTCTGCCAATTTCTTTTCTACTGCATCTTTCAATTTTGCATTTGGCATATCTATTATTATTTTACTCATATTACCTCTGTGGTTTAGTGTTTAAAAATAAATTCATATCCTGAATCATTCTTTAGCGTGATTTGGATATCTTCGTTGTCTGTATCGTCATTTGAATTAATCACGATACAACCGCCATTTGACAGGTTAAGCTCAAAGCATACTTCATACTCGTCTATTTTCTCCAAGACAAAACCAAGTTTAATTAATTCTTCTTTCATTGTCATATTACCTCTGTTTCTTTTGGGTTAGTAAATTACGCTTAGAGTTAAGTTTGCTTTTTCTCCAAGCAGTCCGGATGCGCTTTGCTCTGAATGAGATCAGCGCATTTATAAGGATCGCAAAAACTATGATCCCAAGTACAACAAAAAAACCTGTTTCAGTCATGCAACCTCGCTTTCTTTCATGTCTCTGGATGCATACAACTCCCAGAGATCAAAGTTATCCCCGATGCCGTCCATCATAGCAGAAACTAAAGTTTCAACTCTCTGAGTCGGCAGGGGCGTTCTGTTCTCCAGTACGTCCAGAGTGCAGGTCTGTTCTTCTTCGTCTTCGTCTTCTACTGATGCAAAATTATCCTCTGTTGGCTTACAGTCAAAAGCGTAATGCACGCTAGAACCAAGTTTTTTGCCGTCATCGTCAAAAATGATAATCTGACCTTTTATATATACTTTCATGCAACCTCGTTGGGTTAGGGTTTAAAATGGCAGCTTTATTGCTACCCTCGCAAACGCTCCCAGACCTGATATCAGTTTGTCCAGGTGGTGGGTGCGTTTGCTGGGCTAACAATTAAACTTTGATCTCGTCCATTCGTCACGGCTGTCAGATTCTTTATAATCTAAGCCGTCGTAAGTTTCATATTCCGGATGATCTCTATAAAAATGGTCTGAAGGGTTTCGGACTGTATAACCTTTTCTAAACCTTGAGCCGTAGCCAGTTTTCTCATCTAATCCCATTGCCCGATAATCTACCGGATCGCATGGATCGAATCCAATCATGGCGCAAACATAAAACAGATCAGGATCGTAATTCTCCCGGTCTATTACTTGAAAGTAATCGCCCATCATGGATGAGCGTAGTCCACAAGGCTTAGTGCCTATATCATGCAACGGCGCTTCAACTGTTACCATTGCTCCGCCGTCCCGGTTTGTCTCATAATCTTCTGTTGCAGCAGGATTGCTCCAAGAGTCGAAAATGTTCTGTGTTTTCTCGTATGCATACTCAAGCGCTTTGTCATGGTCTGTGATATCGCCAGTATCTACAGAAGCGACAAGAGTCTTTACCATATCGTGAGCGTAGTTTGCGTGTATTACTTTAACTATCATATTACCTCATAGTTTCTTAGGGTTTCAGGATCAACATCAATATTAATGCCGTCTGTTTCAAACTCAACTTGTTCCATTGAAAGTTCACTGAAATCATCGTCTGTGAGTTCCCAGCGTGAAAGAAAAAACTTCTTCCCTTCATCTGTAAGTATAGCATAACCATTATGCCAGACCTTGTTTCTGTCATAGCCGTAGGTTTCTCCATTCTCCAGCCCGACAAACTTCTTTATATTGCAGAGTGGGGTACATTCCCCGAATCCGCTTACATAATTAAACAATTTAATATTACTCATATTACCTCGTTTGGTTAGTTGGTTATTATGTGCATTACAATAAATGCTATTCCCAGAAAACTGCTGAATTGCAGAAGTCCTTCGGCAAAGGCTAATATTTCGGATTCATTATCATTGTTGTAATGATCCATCAGGGTATTGAATTGTTTCTGTGTCATATTACCTCTAGGGGTTTGGGTTAGAAGGTTGCCAACCTCCGATAATCTGGCAAAGCCAGATTACAGGCTATGTCTAGCAAGAATCAAGCTAAAACTGCATAGGAATCAGTAAGGAATCATTTTTATGCATTATTCACATAGTGAAATGTGATTAAAACTCTCTGTAATACGTTGCAAACTACAGGTTTGCTTCATTCTTTACATTAATAGCATATATATTGGTTATTATTATTTATTAGTATTTATAGTTATTTATAGTAGATTTTATGTGATTAATGGCTAATAATTAAGAGAACGTGTAAAACTACACGCTAAACAAGGGGTTTTATTCACATAATGAAATGTGATTAATGGCTAAGAATGATTATTAACTGATAAAGGGGAGACAATGCCAAAGCTAAAAGATAAAGAATTCACAGAAAGACAGGATCAGTTTGTTTATAACTTGGTTAGGCTGGGAAACAATCCGACACAGTCGGCAAGGCTAGCAGGATATAAAGACCCGAAGCAGTCCGCTTTCAATCTAGTCCACAGCCCTAAGATGATTGCTAGGATTCGACAGGAAAGACACAAAGTCTACCAAACAGACCTTGCGCCTGTAGCCGTCCAGACCCTTAAAGAAGTCATGCAGGATACCGAAGCCCCAAGCAGCGCCAGAGTTGCAGCCGCTCGTAGTTGTCTTGAGTTGGCTGGTGATCTCGGGAAACATTCCCAAGCCAACGCCAAGAGTGATAAGAGTCTTAGTGATATGAGCGTGGATGAGCTTGCCAGTATCATAGACAAGCTAGATGGTGAGAAGGTTAGGCTAGCCAAGGACGTAACCCCTTAATAATATGGAGTATTTGCCAGCGATCCAAAGCGATGCGATCACCCCCCTGCCATCACCACAGCTTCGCTGATTTCATCATCATCGGCTCCAGTATAAATTCGCTATAAAACGGACTTTCACTATATATAGATATTCAAACATTCAAATACTCCATCATTAAGATATTCAAATAAATTGTTTAGAATAACCTGTTTAGCGTGTAGACTATTTATTGAGCTTTAAAAAACCCAAAGGAGAAAGAAACTTATGGCACAACCAAGAGCTTATACCCAGACGAACACATTCAATGATTGGACAACCACCAATCCGTCCGACCCCCATATCGGTTCAAAGTTTGACACCGAATTTACCGAATTAAAGCAAAATACTGATGACATAAACACGAACATCGCTCTTCTCCAGAGGGATGATGGCAAGTTATCGAATGAAGCAGTCCATAAGGATGCATTTGATCAGGATTCTCTAGCTTTAATCGGACTTTCCGGATACACAGTAAGGGGAGCATGGGCATCAGCGACTGCTTATGCAGTTGGAGATATAGTAACGAACAATGATGCAACGTATTTAAACTCCACAGTCCACACTTCCGACACATTTTCCACAGACACAGCAAACTGGACATTACTTGCAAATGCCGCAATTAATGTTACAGGTCATTCAGTAGACACATTTAACGGATTAGGGCCAATAAACCTACAGGGTTCATCGTGGGCAGATGAAGCCAGAGTAATAACCCATGATGGATCACCAACAGGCACTCCGGCAGTAGGTCAGCATATAACTCATGCATCTTTTCCAGCAGGGACTAAGATTGCAAGTATAGACAGTTCCACCCAAGCCACAACAGACACAGATTCCACAGCATTAGGAAGTTCACAGGCAGTAGATTTAAGCAAGGGATTCACTCTTACATATTCTTATGGAAGTGACACCGATTTTCAGGTTTTCATTTCTGGCGTTTTAACTTCTCCAACTTTATTTGGAGTTTCCGGAACCACTTTAACTTTCACCACAGCTCCAGCAGTAGGAACAGGCAACGTCATTGTCTGGGGTGGAGGTAATGCAGTAGAGGCAACCAAGTCACAGGTTACGAGTTACCGGGATGATACTTTAGATCACCGGGACACAGCGCAGGATTATGCAACCAGAGTTGGAGCAACAGTAAGGCATTTTGATGGAGCAACAGGGAATGTATCAGACACCAATCCTACGGCTCAGAGTGGAGTATATTCTGCAAAGGAATTTGCACAAGGTTCAGTATTAGCAGCAGGAGGTTCATCTAAGAATTGGGCGATATTAGCCACAACTCCAACCACTACAGCCACAGATGCATCTGCAAAGGAATGGGCAACAGGAGTATCCACGCACAAGAATGATGGTTCAGCCAAATCGTGGGCCACAATAACTGGTGCAGTAGTAACAGGTTCAGAATACTCAGCAAAGGAATATGCTCTTGGCACTACAGTAGCCGCAGGATCGGCAAAAGATTGGGCAGTATTGCCGGAAGATTCTGTAGTAGATGGAGGTTCAGGATATTCTGCATTGCACCATGCAGCAAAATCATCGGCTTCCGCTACAGCTTCAGCCTCTTCTGCAACGGCAGCCGCAACTTCTGAGACTAACGCAGCTGCGAGTTATGATGCATTTGATGACCGATTCCTGGGGGCAAAGTCTTCTGATCCAACTGTAGATAATGATTCAAACGCCTTAGTAGATGGTTGTCTTTATTTCAATACGACTAATAATGTAATGATGGTTTATGACTTAGGTAACACAGCTTGGGTCAGAACAACACCGACAACCACCGAACAAGGCCACATAAATACTGTTTCAGGGATTGCGGCAAATGTAACAACAGTAGCAACTAACAATGCTAACGTAACAACAGTAGCAACCAATGTTGCCAATGTTAATCTGACAGGTGGTTCAATAGCTAATGTTAATACAGTAGCAGGAAGCATTGCAGATGTTAATAGGTATGCTGTTGAATACAAGATTGCTGCAACCGCACCCGGCTCTCCAAGTGAAGGGCATATATGGTCTGATACCACTAACAATGTTTTTAAGGCTTACAATGGTACATCATGGGCAACAGTAACAGAAGGACAAACTGAAGGAGAAGTAAACGGCACAGCTATAAGCATGGCGATTGCCTTAGGCTGACAACAAGAATAAAAGGATAATATATGGCAAATGCATTTAAGAACACAACTGTAAGGGCTGGCTCATTGGCTGTCGATACGGATGTTGCAATCGGTAGTGCGGTTCCTAACGCAACCACTACCCAGACATTAATTGGAATGACGATAGCAAATATTACTTCAGGAGTAATTGCAGTATCGGTAAAACTGGTCAATGGTTCTGATGAAACTTGGATAGTTCGATCAGCCCCAATTCCTACCGGGGGAAGTTTGATAACCTGCGGGGGGGATCAAAAAATTTGCTTGTTTCACAACGGAACTAATGGCGATCAGATCAAGGTTCAGAGCAATACCGCCAATTCCATGCACATAGTATTATCCTATTTAGAAAGCACATAATATGAGTTACGTAGGAAGAAAATCCGGCAGAGCCGCTTTAATCTCTGCTGACATACCCTCGAACCTGAACCTTTTAGGTGACTACGTTAAGATTCCTTCAGCTACAACAACTGAAAGAGATGCGTTGACTCCTGTAGTTGGAATGATGCTATACAATACCACTCTTGGCATTATGCAACAATATGCCGCTTCTGGATGGGCTTCAATAGATTCACCTCCTACAATCTCCTCACTCAATTATCCCGGTGATGATACCGCTCTGGATACTGTTGGAGAATTTAATGATGCAACCTGTGACTACAATAACGATCCTACTATAACACATGATACTAATTCAAATATGAAGGTAGGAATGTCCGTTTCTGGTACAGGGATTCCAGTAGGGGCAACGATTGCTTCTGTTACAAGTACTACAGCATTTGAACTTAGTGCATCTACTACAGGTGGAGCAGTTACTAATGGTACATTAACCTTTAATACACAAACACTAATAATTACTGGTACTAATTTTGCGACTGGTGCAACTGTTACTATTGATGGGACTGCTCCAAGTACAGTAACAAGAGATAGTTCAACTCAAATTACTGTTACTGGTACTCCAGCAAAGACAGCAGGAACTAAGGTTGATGGTTTAATAGTAAGTAATTCATCTGGTTTGTCGGCAAGTATTAATGTTGATTATAGTGCTTTACCAGCATGGACAACTGCTTCTGGGAATCTTGGTACTCTGTATATTGGAGGTTCCGCAATTTCTACAATAGACCTAGCCGCAACGAGTGCAACTTCTTATGCACTAACTAATTTATTACCTCCCGGCTTGGCAATGAGTACATCTACTGGTGATATTACAGGAACTATTACTGGTACTACCTACACAACTTATAATTTTACTGTTACTGCAACAGATGCAGAGACACAATCTTCTCCTAGATTATTTAATATAATAACAGCAAATCCAGAACCTATTGGTGGAACAATAACAACTTATTCTGGTTATCGTGTCCACACATTTCTCACAAGTGGTACTTTTACTGTTAGGGATAGCAGAAATGTTTCTATTCTCATTGTCGGTGCTGGTGGCGGTGGTGGTTATCAACGTGGTGGAGGAGGAGGTGCTGGAGGTTTTAATGTCGTAGCATCTCATGCTGTTACAGCTCAAACATATACTATTACAGTTGGTACTGGAGGTGCTGGTGGAACCGGCAATGGAACTACCGCATCAAATGGTGGCCTTAGTCAATTCGGATCAATAACTGCTTCTTCTGGAGGAGGTGGCGGAGGAAGTGCTGGAAATGCGTCTGGTGCTAGTGTTACAGGTGGAGGTTCTGGTGGAGGCGGTGGTGCTGATACTGGAGGAGGAGGAACTGGAACTTATAATGGTGGTGCAGGATTTAGTGGTAGTACTACAACAGCCGCTGGAGGTGGTGGAGGAGGTTCAGCCGGACATGGTACTGCTGGAGCTTCTGGAAATGGTGGAGATGCTGGAGCAGGAACAGACAATCTTTATAGAACTGGATCAAATGTAACCTATGCCGCTGGGGCGGTTGGGAGTCAATATAACATAGACTATGCCGCTGGAGGTGCAAATACTGGAGATGGCGGTGGTTGTCCAGCCGCAGCAGTAGATGGTTTTGTTGGTGGTTCAGGAATAGTGGTAATCAGATACGCAGTATAAAAATTAAAAGGAAACAAACATGAGTTATATCGGAGCAGAACCGGATGGCATGGGCAAAGCCCAGAGATTCACATTCACAGCATCTGGTGGTGAAACAGTAGTATCTGCTGATGACGATGGGATACCCATAGGTTATACCGCAGGACAAGTCTCAGTCTATCTCAACGGAGTTAAGCTGGTTGTAGGTACAGGAAAAGACTGTCAGGCCACGAATGGAAGCACTATCACAGGTCTATCGGCTCTAACGGCCTCAGACGTTGTAGAAGTTGTTGCCCTGTCGATCTTTAGTGCAACTACTGTAGAAGGTACTGCCCTTATCTCAACTGGAGAAACTGGTGGAAGTAAGTTCCTCAGAGAAGATGGAGATGGTACATCAAGCTGGCAGACTGTTCCAACTCCTGCTCAATACAACGATGATGTTGTTCAAACCAACATAGCACTACTTGCCTTCAAGACCGCAGTAAATGGTTCACTTGCAAAGTATAACTTACAGGATCAAGTCATTGATGAATATACTGATGCAACTGGAGTAGATGCTACACCTTCTACTAATCATGTATTAACTTCTGGAGTTTATTCATCGACACCGCCAACAGGAATAACTCACGATGCGGATGCTACAGGTGTAGTCGGTGGTGACACTTGGTACAAATGGACAGGTACAGGTGCTGGTACTTTTACAACAACCTCATCTGCTTCATGGGATTTTTTAGTTATAGCAGGAGGAGGAGGAGGCGGTGGTGCGGCACAAGCCTCGTCTGGTGTTGGAGGTGGAGGAGCAGGAGGTTATCGCAACTCCTATGCTTCTGAAGCTACTGGTGGAGGAGGTACTAACGAAACCGCTTTATCATTAGTAGCAGGTACGACTTATACAATAACAGTAGGAGCAGGTGGTGCTGGTCATGACGGAGCCACATGGAATGGATATACTACTCCTTATGGAAGAGGTGAAATTGGTGTTGCTTCTTCAATAGTAGGTTCAGATATTACTGATATTACAACTGTTGGAGGCGGTGGAGGTGCTTCAGGTACTTTAGTCGGCTCCGTTGGAGGTAGTGGTGGTGGTGGTGGTTACAATAGTGGTGGTGGAGCAGGAACCACAAATCAAGGATATGCTGGTGGTGGTACGTCTGGAGCTACTGTCCCATTTGCTGCCGCTGGAGGAGGTGGTGCTGGGGGAGTAGGGCAAGGAAGACCCGCTGCTGACACAGGTGGTAATGGTGGTATTGGACTTTCTTCATCCATTGATGGGTCAGCAACAGACAGAGGAGGAGGTGGTGGAGCTTCAGGATCATATAATGGATCGGGTACAGCAGGAACTGGTTCTCATGGAGGAGGAGATGCTTTAGACCCCGGTACTGGAGAATCTGGCACAGCAAACACAGGTGGAGGTGGAGGAGGAGGTGGCCCCGGAGCATTAGCGGCAGGGCCGGGTGGTGATGGTGGTTCTGGTATTGTAATTATTCGTGGTACTACTCTTCCCGATACTTATTATCCTCTAACCCTTCAATCCACAGACACAACCGCAGAAGCCGCTCCAACAAAAGCAGACATGGTAATGCTCATGGAAGATACCGCAGGAACTGCAAGTTTAGATATTTCTTCAGGAGATATTAAGGCTTATGTTTCAAGAGATTCTGGAAGCACTTTCATACAAGGAACATTAGTCGATGAGGGTGATTGGGGAACAAACAAGAGAATCCTAGCATTTCACGATTTATCTTTTACAGGAGCAAGTGGAACTGCCATGTGCTACAAGATCACCACACATAATCAATCAGCAAGTAAAACAACAAAAATTCACGCAACTTCAATAGGATGGAGGTAATTTGACAAGAGCAAGAGAAAATGCAGACGGAGCAAGGCTCGATGCACCATTGGCTAGTCCTACCTTTACAGGTTCTCCTAGTATAACTCTAGGATCAGATGCAACTGGAGATGTGTATTACAGAGCCGCTGGAGGAGCATTAACAAGATTAGCAACTGGAGCAGATGGTACTGTTCTAACTTCAACTGGTGCTGGTGCTGTCCCTGCTTTTGAAGCTGTTCCTGTTAGTGATATTGTTTCTACTGCAACAGGTGGTACTACTATCTATACAGAAGGTGACTATAAAGTTCATGTCTATAAGACAAGCAGTACATTTGCTACAGGAACATTAGGTGGTACTGTACAGTATTTAATTGTAGCTGGAGGAGGAGGTTCAGGAGGTTGGCAAGGTACTGGAGTTGGGCCAAATGGTGCTGGAGGTGCTGGAGGTGTAGTAGCAGGATCAACATCTTTTAGTGCTTCTACGACTTATACTGTGACAGTTGGGAATGGTGGAGCAGCAGTTACTACAGATATTCCCGGTAATAATGGAGGAATGTCTCAAGTTACTGCGACTGATATGTTTATTCGGGCTATTGGAGGTGGTGGAGGAGGAGATACATCTACTAATGGTTTAGATGGTGGTTGTGGAGGAAGTGGGGGTGAAAATGCTCTTCCTTTTCCAACTATTTCATCACAGGGATTTAAGGGAGGCACTACTTCTACTAATGCATGTTCTGGAGGTGGTGGTGGAGCAGGAGCCGTAGGCGTTGATGCAACCAGTACTGTTGCTGGGAATGGTGGTATCGGTTATCTAACAACTATTATAGCTCACGCTAACGCTACAACAGAAGGTGTAGGACAAGTTGATTCCAGTAATGTTTATTTCTCTGGAGGAGGAGGAGGAGGTAAGAGGTATGCAGGGACGGCAGGAACGGGAGGATTAGGTGGTGGTGGAAATGGATCAGTTGATGGCGATGGAAATGCTGGAACGAATCATACTGGTGGAGGTGCTAGTGCTGGAGGAGGTAATGCTACTACTAATGCTAAAGCTGGTGGTCATGGTTGTGTAATACTTAGATATAAATTTCAATAGAATAGATATATGTCAACTTTTGCAAAAATAGATACAAATAATATAGTTACAGAAACTATGGTTGCTGAACAGGATTTTATAGATTTAGGTCTTGTTGGAGATTCTTCTTTATGGATTCCTAATTTAAACAAGGCAGGGATTGGATACACATACGATAAAGTAAATGAAGTATTCTACCCACCACAACCTTTCCCAAGTTGGTCACTAGATTCTGATTTTAATTGGCAACCACCAACACCACTTCCAGAGTTGGATGCTGACGATAAACGATATAATTGGAATGAAGACACACAAGCATGGGATGAACAAGCGTAACACGGCCTACTAAACCATGAAAGCTAAACGAGCCAGCGTAAAGGCTAAGTATCCGAAACCATCATAATTAGAAACACAACTCCTATATTACAAGGATATGAATGAAATTAATAAAAAGATATTTGCCGGGAATATTAATATTTCTATCAATTGCCTTAGTAGTTGGGGTTATATTCTTTTCCATGCCTCACCGCCCAAAAGCGGAGCCGCCTAATTATGACCAGCATAGTTACCGAATTTCACCGCATCCGGTACAGCAAGAGAGTAAACAAGACGATTTAGTCACTCAAACCGTTAATATCATACTCGCTCAAGGTTTCTCCGGAGCAATAATTGTGGTGCTTTTTGGATTCATATGGAAAGAGGGGAAAACTAATAGGTCTTCTCAGCAGGAAAACTTTAATAAGTTTGTGGAAATTAGTGCTGAGTGTTCAGGTCACATGGCAAGTGTATCCGCAAGACTAGAGAACATTGAGCGTGAGATTGAATCATCTAAACAGCTTTCTATGCTTCAGGCATCCAGAAAGATATAGCATTAGATTTATTATGATAGCAATTTTTTTGACCGGGTGTTCAAGTCCATCTCGATTAGGATATTGGATTGATACTCATCCTAATGAATTACCGATCTGGCAATGTGTCGAAACCTTTGAACCATTCAAAAACAAGGAGTGTTAATATGCCATTTTTAATACCGATATTGACAGGATCAATTAAGGCGATTATTACAAGTTTCTTCACTCAAAAAATGACGGAAGAAATTATTTTTCAACTTCTGAAATATGCAACCTCTAAGACTTCTAACACCTTAGATGATGCGATTTTGAAGAAGTTTGAAGAGCAACGGACTAAGTAATTAGCACCTAAAAGGTACTATATTACTGCGGAGGACATTTTGTAAATATGCAATAACCGGGATAGCTATGTTGATGATAACAAAAAACTTTTCTGTAGATGAGATGATGTGTCATTGTGGATGTGGTGAGGATTCTATGGATATGGACTTTATGGACATATTACAGAACATAAGGGAGGATATGAATAGACCTCTAAAGATCAGTAGTGCAGTACGCTGCGCTGAACATAATTCTGTTGTATCTTCCACAGGTATTTTTGGCCCCCATGTGCCTAGAAAAGAGGGAACTATGGCAAGCGATATTTTGATTTCGGGAGCTGATGCATTGAGGCTGGTAGATATTGCGAGGAAGCATGGTATTAGTGGAGTTGGAATATCGCAGAGAGGCCCACACGCAAAGAGATTCATTCACATTGACACACTCTCTGATGAGAAACATCCTAGACCTACTATGTGGTCATATTAGATATGGAGATAGAATTTGAACTGGAAAATACCAATATTATTGTTGATTTTATTCCTGACTTTAGGGTGCAAACAAACGCCTCTGATCAAACCAAAGTTTCATGGAGACTACCCAGCAGAGCAACTCCGCTCAATGTGGGCGTTCTGTGTAACGAACTTTCGGATGAAGGCTCCATATACCCCACCATTACACGTTGCAAAGATGTGTGATTGTTATTTAGATGAAATGCGAATGGCTCACTCGCATAAACACATTAATAAGTTGAGTGATAATGAAACAAAGAAAATGGGTCAACGGCTGATTAAAGTTTGTAACATCAACCCTGAAGTTAAGACTATCTGATGAAACTGTCTCTTGCAAAAAAGATTGCTTGTGAGGTTGAAATTTTCTCTGGAGATAAATTGATTGATAAATATATTGCAATGGAAAACGATCTTGTTACAAAAAACCCATTAGGTCATCGACCACTCCAGAATATAGAATTTGAAGACAAAAAAGTTGAAACAGTTAAGTACAAAACATGAGAGACTAAGCCAGAAGCAGAAAGAACAATGGAGATCATACGTTACCGCTAATCTGGATAATGAAACATGGATTGAACAGGCTAATGAACAAGGTGAAATATTTGTGGACAAATATCTCCACCCACAATGCGAGTTTATTGGAGTAGTAAAACCTGATTGGAATTGAAGATTGGCATCACTAGATTGGATGAAGGTGGCAGAAGAGTTAAGTAAATTAGATGAAATTAACAGGCAGCTTCAAGCGGCAAAACGGCAAAAACTGGCACTTGAATGTAAGGAGGATTTCTTAAAGTTTGTCAAGTTCACGATGCCAAAAGTTAATGAGCCGAACAATATTGATAAGTCAATATTTGAAGATGCAAAACATCACAGGGCAATTGCAAAAGCATTAGAACAGGTAGCAAAGGGGAAGATAAAAAGGCTGATAGTAACGCTACCGCCTAGACATGGTAAGTCTGAAATGGTAAGCAGACGATTCATTCCTTGGCTCATGGGCAAAGACCCTTATAAGTCGATTATTTTCGCAACATACAATGAGGATTTCGCACAAGATTTCGGAGCTGATTGCAGGAATATCATGGCAGCTCCACAGTTTAGCCAAGTATTTCCGGGATTTGCTTTCAGACAAGGAGGAGCATCAAAGTCTCGTATCCAGACTGAAAATGGTGGGATGTCAGTATATGTTGGTCGTGGAGGGTCTATTACTGGGCGTGGTGGCGATGTTCTGGTTGTTGATGATCCTATCAAGGACTCTGTGGAAGCTCAGTCTCCAACGCTTAGAGAAACCCTTTGGTCATGGTTCACACAAGTATTTATGACAAGACTGATGACTGAGAGATCAAAGGTTGTCATAGTTACTACACGCTGGCATGAAGACGATTTAGTAGGCAGATTAACTGATCCTAGCAATCCTCATTTTACTGAAGAGGAGTGTAGTAAGTGGAAAATAATCAACTTGCCAGCATTTGCAGGAGACAATGATCCATTAAAGCGAAAGGAAGGCGAAGTCCTCTGGCCCGAAAGATTTAACAAGAAATTTCTGGAAGACCAAAGGAACTTAGACCCAAGAGGTTTTTCTGCTCTTTATCAGCAACAACCAAGTCCGGAAGATGGAGATTTATTCCAAAGGGAAAACATACAGTATTATGAAAAAAGTAACTTACCACATAATCTAAAACTTTATGCTGCTTCTGATCATGCTGTTGGTACTGACAAGACCAGACACGATTTAACCTGTTTATTAATTGTAGGAGTTGACGAAGAAGACGATATATATTTATTGGATTGCTACTGGGCGAGACAACCCCCAGACGTTATAGTTGATGCAATGATTGGACTTATGAAAAAACACAAGCCTATTATATGGTGGGCTGAAAAGGGTCACATAACAAAGTCAATTGCACCATTTTTACGGAAGCGGATGTTTGAAACACATACACATTGCCGGATTGAAGAGGTTACGCCAGTTGCAAATAAAGTACAGAGATCACAAAGTATAATTGGGCGAATGGCAATGAAAAAGGTTTATTTTCCAAAGGTTTCATCATGGGGACAAAAGGCGGTGGATGAGTTACTGAAGTTTCCTAACACTCGGCATGATGATTTTGTTGATACGTTGGCATGGATCGGAATGGGGTTGGGCGATTTAAGATCACCTCATGGCATAAGAGTAAAGAATAATTTCCCAAAGACAGGCACAATGGCTTGGATCAAATGGGATTCACAGATAAGACAAAGAGAACTATCACTTTCACAAACTAGCGGTTGGTAAATGGAAATAGAAGCAATATCTGTAGAAGTAGTTGAAGAGGAAGAAGAAAAAGAAAAAGAGGTTACGGAAAGACGTAAAGCTCTGGTTTCTCAGCTTCAGGGACAGATCAAGTCTGCAAAACAGTACCATAAAAAAGCATTTGACCAGATGCGTGAAGATATGGAAGCAGTTTTTCGTGGGTATTCAGACAAGGGCTGGAACAAGGAAAGCTACGTTGCAAATATCCTCCATAGGCACGTTCACCAGCGGACTGCTGCACTCTACAGCAAGAACCCCAAATGTGTTGCTTCCAGACGGAAACGCTTAGATTATAAATTCTGGGATGGTGACGAAAAATCATTGGCAGAAGCATATTCAAAAATGCAAGCTGCTGCAATGAGCCAGATGCCACCAAATCCGCAGGATATGCAGATTGTGCAGGATTATGAGTCTGTTCAGCAGGGCAGGAAAATGCTGGATAAGGTTGCCGAAAGTCTTGAGTTGTTATTCAGTTATTACATGGATGAACAACAGCCAACTTTCAAGAGTCAGATGAAGTCTCTGGTCAGGCGAGTGATTACAACGTCTGTGGGTTACGTTAAAGTTGGTTACCAAAGAGAAATGGATCGGCTACCGGAGGTATCAGCAAAAATGTCTGATGTGCAGGGGCAAATTGATCATATAAGAAGACTGACTCAGGAAGCACGAAAGGGAGATATTACTGAAGCTGATGCTCAAATGGAAGAACTTCTCCTTAGTATGGATTCATTACAGGATGAGCCATTAGTAACAATTCAGGAGGGTCTGGTATTTGATTTTCCAGAATGTGACTCAATTATAGTAGACCCAATGTGCAGACAGCTCCGGGGATTCGTTGGTGCAACTTGGGTTGCACATGAATTGTTTTTAAGTCCTGATGAAGTAAAGGAAATTTATGATGTAGATATTCAGGAAAGTTATCTCCAGTACGATATCAAGGGCAAAGAAATGTCCTCAAGGGCAAATTTCAAGTATCGTACAGAGCTTTTTGATGGAATGAGTGCAGATTCGTTGCGTGAAGGGCTTGCTATGGTCTGGGAAATATATGATAAAAGCTCTGGTCTTAAATATGTAGTGTGTGATGGTTACGAAGATTTTCTGGAAGAACCTGAAGCACCACCTGTGAAATTAGAAACATTCTGGCCTTTCTTTTCACTTACATTTAATGAAATAGAACACAAAGACCATTTATTCCCACCCTCTGACATAAAGCTCTTGATGCCAATGCAACATGAGTATAATCGTGCAAGGCAAGGATTAAGAGAACACCGCAGGGCAAACAGACCCAAGTATGCCGCACCAGCAGGGATGCTTGAAGAGGCAGATAAGGAAAAGTTGCGTGATCCTCCAGCCAATGCAGTCTTAGAATTACAGGCTTTAGCGGCAGGGCAGAAAGTGGATGATGTACTGCAACCAATACGGCAGATAGGTATTGATCCAAATCTGTATGAGGTCCGAACTATATTTGATGATGTCCAGCTCGTTGTCGGTCAGCAAGAGGCTAATTTTGGTCAAGTATCGAAAGGTACTGCAACTGAAACTAGCATCGCTGAATCGAGCAGGATGAGTGCCATAGGCGCTAATATTGACGATCTCGACTCATTTATGAGCGAAATTACGAGAGCTGCTGGACAAGTCTTACTTCTGGAGATGAGTAAAGAAGAAGTATTAAAAATTGTAGGTGCAGGAGCCGTCTGGCCTGAGTTTCTGAGAGAAGATATTTTAAATGAGATTTATCTGGAGATTGAAGCAGGATCAACAGGCAAACCCAATAAAGCTGCTGAACTGCAAAATATTGAGCGTATAATTCCCTTCTTGTTGCAAATACCGGGTATTGACCCCAAATTCCTTGCAAAAGAATTGCTGCATAGACTTGATGATAAAATGGATGTATCAGAAGCACTTGCAGAAAGAATCCCAAGTATTGTTGCACAAAACATGGCACAAGGTGGAAATCCAAATACTCAGAGAGGAAAGGGTAATCCTGAATCTCAGGGAAAGCAAGGGGGCAATAATGCCCCAAATCCCGGCAGGAGAAAACCGCCTGAACTTGGGAACCAACAACCAACATTAAACTAGGACGTT